ACCCCAGCAACACCGAGCATGTGGAACGGGTGCATAAGGATATTGTGTTCTGCTTGGAATACAAGCATGAAGTTAAAAGTACCAGAAATACCAAGAGGCATGCCATCGGAGAAAGAACCTTGACCGAAAGGATAGACGAGGAATACTGCAGATGCTGCTGCAACAGGTGCAGAGTAAGCAACACAGATCCAGGGGCGCATACCCAGTCTGTAAGAGAGTTCCCACTCACGACCCATGTAGCAGAAGATGCCGATCAGGAAGTGGAAGACCACGAGTTGGTAAGGACCACCATTGTAGAGCCATTCATCCAGAGATGCTGCCTCCCAAATGGGGTAGAAGTGAAGACCAATTGCGTTGGAAGAAGGGACAACAGCACCAGAGATGATGTTGTTACCATACAGAAGTGAACCAGCGACGGGTTCACGGATGCCATCGATGTCCACAGGTGGAGCAGCGATGAACGCAACGATGAAACATACGGTTGCTGCCAACAGAGTTGGGATCATCAGCGTACCGAACCAACCGACATAGAGACGGTTGTTTGTGGAAGTTACCCACTCGCAGAATGATTCCCACGAGGAAGTTTGTTGTTGTCTTGAAAGCGTTGTCATTTGAAATAGGGTTAAGTAGTAGTGCGGGGTGGCACCGATTAAGTATTCCTGATCTACCCTCCAGATCAGGTATGAAGGACTGTTGTTTAATGACGCTGTTTAGTCCTGGTGAGGCGTCAAAAGAATGGTGAGGAAACCCTCACCCGTCCATGTATTTATATTAAGACGGTTTTCCCTCCCTGTCAAGCCCCACGTCTGTATCATATAGAACATTCCATGGAGTCTCCAGTAAAAAATCTCTCTAAATAAATACAGTCTCTGATGTGAGGTTTATGAAGAGATTTGTACCTCTTGTTATGCTTCTGATGACCGCAAGTGCAGCAAGTGCTGGCGGATTAGTTACTAAACACGCTTCGAGTGTTCAACTCACTGTTGATGCCGCTAGAACCCAAGCAACTAGAATTGGTTCTACGTTCAGCATATCAGGTTCAAATATTGATACCACTGATGGTAATACTGCAGGCACTGTTTCTGCTGGTACTATCACTTCTGGAGTTTATGCTCCTGGAACCATTGCAGCCACGCAGGACACTGCAGGTGCAGCATTCTCCTTCAGTCAATCTTATACACAAGCCGATGCAGTTCCAACTTCAGCTGCTGCTGTAGGTGCTGTTGGCAACTTCTCCAGTCAGACTTCTTATGCTGCTGGAACTGCTGGTTCTTTAGCAGGTACTGTCACTTCAGCTAATGTGATTACGGTAACTGGCGGCGGTGCTGGTACTAGTGCCGTAGGACAATTCGTCTCGGAGATCACTGTCATCGACTGAGGTGCATAATGAGTAAACTAAACGGAACAATCAGACTAGGATTAGTTCTTGGTATTGTTCATGGATTATTGCAACCAGCATATTCTGTGCCTGTAGTTCCGAACTTTACTCAAGGCTCGATGACTAGTCACACGGAAACGACTAGCACAGTGACGGAAACGATAAATTCAATGGATTATAACACGGGGTATCAGTATTCCGTCACTGGTAATGGTGTTGAACCAACTAGTGGAATTTTATCACCAACAACTGGTGATGTCAATGTATCAATTGAAGGGGTGAACTCTAGATGGACAGGAATAACAGCGACACCAACATTCAAACAAACAACACCAGGGGCATCGTTTCAGTTCACACAAACGATTTCTGGTCCAGGTTTAAGCAATCATACAGTCATTCAAAGACAGACCACCGTTACAAGCGTAACGGACACTACAAGTATCTTCCAGCAATAATCGCACTACTGTTTGCGGCACCCGTAAGAGCAGAGGGAGTCGGTGGTGTGTCTGCTACTGCGTCTCCTATTGCAAACTCATCGGGTTCAGTGACCAACCAGGCCATCCAGGTGCTTCAGGGCCCTTACATCACTAACACATATGGTGGCGGAATTCAGTGTCAAGGACCAACTGTGAATTTCACTCCGTTCGTTACGGGATCACTATCACAACAACACCCATACGAACCAATATACATGGACCCCGTATATGATATGCGTGATCTAAAAGGTGACTTTGACGCCAATGGAAGTCATAAAGGAGATGGCGTCCCTGACAACCCAGGAGATATTTTATATTATGTGCCCACTAGAACTGGACAGAAAAATAATACCAATCTATCTCTAGGTTTCTCTATGACTTGGAGTACACCTTTAGATAAAAAACTACAGGATCAATGTAAGGAAGCAGCACAAACACAAATTGGATTACAACAACAAATAACTGCCAATAAACGTTTAGACTTTGAGATAGCTCGTTTGAAAAATTGTGGCGAGTTAATGAAGGCAGGGATTATGTTCAGACCTGGCACAAAATATGCTGCAATATGTGCAGACGTTGTGGTAATGAACAAAAATGCCATCGCACCACATGTTCATCCTATTTCCCGTCCTTCATCCTCCTTAAAATCCGAATCGCCCGTGAGCGTTCGCGCTGAAGATCTCGGCGCTCCTTTAAGGAGTCGATCTTTACCTTCTTCCCCCTAATCTTTGAAATCTTTGCCATTACTTTTTTGATGGCAGGTTTGATTACTTTGAGTAGTATATCTGCCAGTGGTTTTGCCAACAGGGCAGAACTAGTAGCAACTACAGCAATCGTAGCGGTAGTCGCAGCAACTTGTGGTGCTGGTAAGTATTGTGCCTGCCAAGGGATATCTTCATAAAGAACTACACATATCTCTTGACCATTTACCACCTGTAATTCATATCCAGATACTCTTTCTTTTTGGTTCTGTGCTACATCACCTATGCGAGGTGCATTAGGTCCAGGACAAGGAGGCGTTTCTTTTGCTTCTATCTTAGGAGCAGCATCCTTTGGAATCTCTGGTTCTGGAACTTCCGGTGGTGCAATCTTTGGTGGTTCTGGTGGTGGTTGATCATATTGTAATTCTTCTGGGTTGTAATCAATAGGATTAAATGATGGCATGTTACCATCACAAAAAACCCTGGCACCATCAGAGTCATCATCAACCAATTTATCGTTAGTTCCTCTTTTGTTGTCAAGGTGTGCCTCAACACATCCAGGAATATCAATAATAGGAACTCCGATCTGCACCGTTACTGGCGGAGCAGAAGGGAGTTGTGGTGAAGTTGTCATCCAACTAGGGACGTTTATATCACGAACTTCCACATTCCTAATATCACGAATCTCTGCCATCAGAGTTTGGGTAGTCCACCACCAGGGAATCCAACACCAGCTGGTGCGCCAACTTCACCTGGAATAGGGCCACCAGTCACTCCTGGCAACTCAGGCATCGCACCGTCTAACATACCAGGGAGTGCATTTGTAATTGCTTCAGTGGCATGTTTGGTAACTTGTTCTTTTACTCCTTCAAGTATGGCATCTTTCTGAAGATAGACATAAGTTCCACCACCGAAAATACCAGCGACACCAACAAATGATAAGATTGATAATACGTTGATTACTTTTTGCATTAGTTTACTCCACTAAGGTTCCGTGTTCTCTACGAATTTCACGTAGTTCTTCAAAGTTCTTTTGTTTAGTTCCACCATCATATGACCAAGCGTATCCCTCTTCGATCATTTGTTCATTGAGTGAGACTTCGGAATCTCCAATGTACAGCCACCCAAGTAAACGACCATACTTGCCCATGCCGCCGACAAGCTCAGTACGGATAACAAGATCATCATCACCTTCAATTGCTCCTTCTAGTTTTGATTTCATCCAATATGTTGCATCAATCCCAAGTTCTTTTTCCTCCAAGTCACGAGTCCTTTTCTCTGGAGTATCAACTCCAGCAACTCTTACTCTTTCCTTTTTATGGAGGTCAAATCCAAGATCAATTGTAACATCGATGGTGTCCCCATCAACTACTCGATTAATCTCAATTACTCGGAAGTTGTAACACGACTTCCTGCTGGGGGGAACCATTGCGCCCATGATCGATCTCCTTTGCGTCTACTGCTGTGGCAATTCCGATTAATGTGATGGCAGCAGTTATGACGGCACCGGCACCCCATACCCACTTCTCAAGTTTACGAACACGATCACGAAGTTCCTCCGCCATCTTTTCAGCGTCTTCAATTCTGTGGGTCAGCAGTGCTATCAGTTGATCCTGATCCGCGTCCTTCTGGTTGATTTGATCCGCCATCGTTCAATTCATCAAAAGCCATACGCATTATATAGACAATGTAATACGTAACTCCAGCAAGAAGTATGATTATGGAAATAATTACACTCCATACTGGATCAGCAACATTATCAAGAGGACGAAGAACTAGGTTCACTTTTTAGGTTCTATTGCAGAAACAATGGGTGGTTCTCCTTCCTTTCTTTTCTTAGGAACAGCGTTACCATTTCCACCCGATTTAGCAGGAGATAGTCCAAAGGCGGCCAAAGATCCAGAAAAAACTGAAGCGATAAACGTGGGGTCAAAATCTAAAATCTTTTGACCGTTTGGAAGTCTTACGTAACTGAATGTGAGAAGAGATGCAGACCAAATAAGTACAACTACTTTTACAAGATTACCAAGAACTTCACTTTTATCTTCATCGTGGTCTTTCTCTTCTACTTTGGACTTGGTATCAGCCATTTGTAGAGATCAAGGCACCTCTATTTAGTGAGGTATCCGTTCTCAACCAACCATTCACGGGTCATGGGAGTAGGTTCATAATCAGACCACATGGTTCCACGGGCACAGGATTGTAGT